ATTTGATCAGTCCCTGTTTCCTGATTATAGTATATCGTACTTCCATCAGTGTTTCCAGTGCAATCAGTAGATGAATTATCAGATGGGTTATAAAAAGTTGCATGGGGCCTATCAAATACAGCTGAATCCTGCCACGCTGCTCTAGGTAAAGTTCCTGTTGTCCATATAGGACGTTTAGGTGATGAGTCTAAATAATTGTAAGTAACTACTCTATTAATTTGATCAGATGCTGCCGTACAATAAAACCAATTTACTTCACCAAACAAGTTATTTAATCCTGCATTAATAAGGTCTCTAGATGTAGCATTTATATCATCATAAACATGGTCCTCAACAAGACAAGGTAATGATTTTAGTTGACCATCGTATGTAAAGAAGCCATTCTCTGACATCCAATAAGCAGATCCGTCAACTTCAATACAAGCATCCTTACCAAACAATCCGCAGTTAGTACCCACTTGTTCAAATGAGAAAGTAAATGGTTGGCCTACAAACTTCATTAAAAACAATGCTGTATCTGTCCAAACATAGATTGCATCCCTACCTTTAATAGCTCCCATAATTTTAGAACCGTCTGCTAGTCTTTGCGTACCAGAAGTATTTTCAGCTTTAACTGTGTATGCATCTGTGCCATCAATATTTTCTTGGTCTGAGAATCTAATAAACATATCATCTTGAGTTGATGTTGTGCCTACAGTTGTTTCTGTTCCAAAAAATACCAAGTGTCTATCGGGTGTAGATACTAATACATGACGAGAAGCTGTTGGTGCGTTTGCTAAAATAGTTGCACGTGTATTAACAGCGCCTACTGCTGAAGCGTCCCATTCAAAACAACTTCCATTATAAATAAGTGCAATTAGTTTTGTCCCAAAGTTATCTAAAACCCATAATCCTGGATCAATAGTAAAGTCAGAAGATGCCGGATCACCCCAACCTGAGAAATTAGAAATATTTTGAACTGTAGCACCACCACTGTGAGTAGCTTTTGTAGTTCCGTTTACACCTCGAGCACCACCACTTAATGTATTAGTTGTAGTATTATTTGATGTATAACTAATATCTTCTGTACCAATTCTTACTTCTCCAGTAGATGGAAATGCTGCAGAGTTTGTTAAGACAATATCGGTTGTTACTAAATCTGTTATAGCTGTGGCTAAAGTTGTTGTAGCAGCACCTAACGCTGTACCACCATAAATACCTGCTCCCCATCCAAAACCACCTAGTTGTTGAGAAGGTCCAACTGTATAATAACATAAAACTGAAGCCGATCCTGATGTACTTAAAGGTGTTCCTGATTCTGCACTGTCCATTGTAATAGTAAATGTTGTAGATGTTGGAACGGATGTTACCATAAATTTAACATCTTCAAATGTTGCATCTGTAAAAGTAGAACCTACTGAGGTCACACCACTAACAGAATCAAATAAAACAATATCGTTATCTGCTAGTCCATGTAGCCCGCTACATGTAACTGTTACAGTTGTAGATGATGATGTGCTTGTAAAATTAGCTCCTGTTAGAGTAGCTCTAATTGGATGTATATCATAATAAGTTCCACCCGAATATACATATAAAATTCTATTAGTTCCTAAAGCTGCATATTTAATACCAGCATTGTCGTCCCAATGATGAATAGCTCGAGCTGCACCTGTTAGTTTATCTTGTCCTAACTGTTGCCAACCACCTATTTTTTCTGGAGAACCATATCTGAAACGAACATTATCACCATCAAACCATTGTCCCTCAGCCCCGGTTTCTGTGACTTGTTTGTTGAACCCTGGTGCAAAACCTAATTTTTGTAACATATAACCTCATTATAATACTATTTTCCAAATGATGGTAGACCCAACATGGGACGTCCATCAAATCTATTTTTATCAGCAAATGGGCCATTTACATGATTATAATGTAGAAATACTTGACCGCATATGTTCCCGTCAAAAGGCTCTCGCCAATGTTCAAGTTCACAGCCACTATATACTAACATATCCCCTACTTCAAGCAAGACTTTAGTCCCTTCTGGAGCGTTTGGTTTTATAATATTTTGTTTTTCATGAACAACATTATCAGCACCTGTACCATCTATAAATATAGGCCAAGGATCTCCACCAAGGTTTATTGTAGTAGATATCTCACAAGAGGGTCTATCTTTATGACGTTTTAATATATCTCCTTTTTTATATAGCCTTGCATAAGAATAAGTAGGTATTAATTGTAATCCTGTTTCTTGTTGCATTTTAGGTAATACTTTCATCATTAACGTTTCCATAACCATATCTGCGTAATGAGAATAAGTATTAGGAACTTGTGAATCAGACCACGTACCAAACATACCATTGTCATGTATAATGTTATTTTGATACATAAAATCTACTGCATCTCTTTTAAGTAAAAAATAATTAAATATAAAATTAGCTAATTCAAAAGATACTGCGTTTTTTATAACTTGATATTTAAACATCAAACCCTTTCTGTATAAAATTAAACGATACAGATATTCTTATATCATTACTTTCATTTGGTTCAACACCGTGCCAAAGCCATGCAGGAAATATAATTATTCTACCCTCCAACGGATCTACACGAACTTCTCTCCATAGATGTGAGGGCGGTTTTCCTTCTTTTCTTCTTGGCATAACCATCTGAGCTGTTGCTCTTGGTTCATTAAATACTATCTGTCCAGAGTTTTTTGGTGTTTTAATATAGTACACTCCACTAAAATGACTGTTAGGGTGTAAGTGTGGTCTGTTATATCCTCCTGGAGGATTTATGTTAGCCCACATATTTCCAATGATAGGCTCACTATCTAACCACTCTTCTTGAAATATTTCATTTTGCATTTTTAATAATTCATATACTAATGGTTTAAACACAGGTATTTTATGCATGTTAGTTGTACTATGCCAGCCCTTCATATTAGTTCTTTGTATACCTTTATCTTGATTTGACCAATCAACTACAGCTTTTTCAAAAAGTCTATTGTCCAAGTTAACATCTTTAGCATATATAATAGTTGGAAAGTATGCAGCTTTAATCATCATTTAAATGGTGTGCCTCCAAACCACATAACTAATGATTTTCTATTTCCTTTTGTTACTGGTGCAACTCTATGTCTTATAAATGATGCAAAAAATATGGCTTGACCTTGTTTTATTTTTGCAACTTTACCTTCAGCCATTAATTCTAAATCTCCACCTTCAAAATCTGATTCAGGAGAAAGTAGACAAGTCATAGATATTTTTCTAACAGGTGGTTCGTGTTGCATGTTCACATCATTATCTACATGCCAATCATAGAATCCTCCTTCAGGATATTCTGTGTATTGTGCCATCTCAGTTATTGTCATTCCATCAAAACCAAAATGATTTCCGTTAGTTGTTTTCATAATCTTTTCTACATCTTTGTACATGTCAGCCATTTTTTTAAATGGTATCCAACTAATATGTGAAGTTCTAGTTTTAGTATCTATTACTCCTCCTTTAATACCTTCTTTGCTACCAACATAAGCATCTTGTTTAGGTTCTGAACGACCAGCTTGAATAATCATTTGGCATTGTTTAGGTGTAAAAATTGGTTGTGTAGTTTCAACTATAAATGATCTCCATCGTGGCTCTGTTATCATGCTGCTCCTCTGTTTTTAATTGGATCAAACTGCACATCACAATTTGCAGCTAATGTTCTTCTAGTCTCTGTTGTTCCATTGAATGGATATACACAATGTCTCATGTCATATGGAAATACATAAAAATCTCTAAGATCCATCGGTGGTTGATAATCAATTTTTGCAAACTGACCATTGGCTGCACCTAATATTTGCAGTCTTCCGTTTTGTTGTATGTGTCCTGCTGAGTATTCTTTACCATATGTTGAGGGTAGTTTTAAAATCATGACACTTGATAGTCCAGTAAACAACATACCTCTATGAATATGTGCTGGATTATATTCGTGTTCTTTCATTTCATTCACCCAAACAGAATTTAAGTGTGTATCATAATCTCTGATTTTATTAAAAGCTAGATAGTGTTTAAACACAGTTATAAAGTAATCTGTAACATTTCGAGGCAACATATTATGGTTTTTCATCTTAGTTTGATCAGCCCCGTGATAAAACAATGAATGTTCATTCTCAATCTTACCTACTAACTGACCATTTGCAGGATGTAGATTATGAAAATTACTTTCGTAAATATGATTAATCGAATGAAATATATCAAGTGGTACCTGATACTTTAAAATAGATTGACCTAAAAATACAAAATCAAATTTAAGATTTTGGTTTTCCATGTTGTCCAATTTGCTCTTTCTCTTTGTAACTGCTTTCTAATTCACCAGATTTTTTAATTCTTTGTAGAGATTGTAATTGTCCCATTACATTAAATATCTCAGCCTCTGATGAATTAGAATTTAAAGTTTTTGCTTTCTCGTGATATTGTAATCCATAAGATTCTAATTGATGTTGGTTAACATCTTTATCGTTAAATGATCCATCATTAAATTCACCTTTTAATTTAGACCACATTTTGATTTCTCTCATTCTATGTCTTGCAACTTTTTCCATAGAAGCTTTTGCAAATATAGCTTCATCTAAGTCTATTTGATATTTAGTTCTTTTATATTCATCTTCTTCTTTATCTATTTTTTTTTCTAACCATTTAATCTTTGCTTCGTTTCTTCTATAATCAAAAGATAGATGCATTAAATTATCTAAATAGCTAGACTGTTCTCTAACACACTGCCAATATTTAGCACCTTTAGTTGGGTACCTATTATCTTGTAATACAGAAAATCTAGCTTCTGTTTCTGTTCGAAACATCTGTTTCTTAGTCCAAGTGTCTCTAAGTTCATCAACCATACCTTTAAAATCGGTAAGGTCTTGTGGTTCTAATAAATTATTTAAATGAGTTTCTTCTTGTTGAATTACTTCTTTTACGTCTTTTTTTTCTGTCATAGCTTTATCCTTTATATTCTAAAGATATATATAAGATTTGGCTAATTTGTAAAGTATTAAGAATCAACAAAAGTTAAAGTAGCAACTCCTGCTTTTAACCATTCTTCTGTAGCTGTTGACTTAGAAGGAGTTCCTCCCGTTTGAAGTGCAGAATTAGAAGCGCCTCCTATTGAACCAGATAGTCCTCTAGCAGTTGACAAATCTGCTGATTCTGTCCAACTTGAACCATTCCATATTTCTGTAAGAGCATATGCTGCTCCAGGATTATCTCCTGCGGCGCCACCAGATGTTGTAACATCTGTGTTACTAAATCCTGACGATGTTGTATAACTTCTTCCAGTATTCAAATCTGAAACTTCAGTCCAAGAGCTTCCATTCCAAGACTCTACAACAGCTGCAGCTGGAGGAGATTGTGGATTAAATTTAAAGTCACCAACAGATATTGCGTTTGTACTAGAAGCACCGCAACCAGAATTTAATTGGTGTGCTTGATTCATATCTGATATTTCAGTCCAACTACTTCCATTCCAACTGTTTGCATCAGCAGTTTCTCCACCATTAGCCTCTCCACCTGATGATACAGCCGAAGTTTGTGTTCCTCCTAAAACATTTCTTGATATTACAGCTGGTAAATTAGCCACTTCAGTCCAACTACTTCCATTCCATAGTTCTGTGTTTTGTGATTTACCAGGATCAGCATTTCCTCCTGCAGTTATAGCAGATGTAGATGTTCCTGTTCCACTCATTAAACCTTTATTTTCATTTAAATCTGCAACTTCAGTCCATGATGCTCCATTATATAATTCTGTAATAGCTTCTCTTGGGTAGTTACCAAATGTTATAGAAGCAGAATTACTATCACCAGCACCTGCTTGATATTTTCTAGCTGTATTTAAATTTCCACCTGAAGACCAAGCTGTTGATGCAATAGTACCTCTTCCTTTTAAACTATTACTTGTAGAGTTATACCAAATTTGTCCTAATAAAGGATTTTCTGGATCACTTGATAATACTTGTACATTTGTTCCTATAATTTCTTTGTATGTAGCCATAATATTTTAACTTGTTGATACCGTATTTGTTGTAGCTGAACCTGCTTCTGCCCATTCTTCTGTAGCTGTTGAACTAGCTCCAGGAGGTGGGGTTCCACCTACAGCGAGTGCTGCAGCAGCTGTACCTGAACTCGCTGGATATCCTCTAGCTGTATTTAAATCTCCTACTTCAGCCCAACTTGTACCATTATATAATTCTGTCGCTACTGTATTAGGTGCTCCTCCAAAAGCTAAAGCATCTGTTGATGTACCTGAATGACCAAGTTGATGTCTAGCAGTATTTAAATCTGCAACTTCAGTCCATGCAGATCCATTCCATGATTCTGAGTTTGAATATATAGCATAAGGTGGGCCATTTTGTTCTCCACCTGCAACAAGAGTAGCTGTAGATATTCCTGAAGAGTTAGGCCCTATTCCATTTCTTGCAGTGTTTAAATCTGTTGTTTCTGTCCAACCAGATCCATTCCAAAGTTCATTTTCATTCGCACTTCCTCCAGTAGCAAGTGCAGCAGTTGTTGTTCCACAACCAGCTACGTTTGTTTTAGAACCATTCATATCTGTAGTTTCTGTCCAAGCTGAACCATTCCATTGTTCATTTTTATTTGTAGTAGGAGTTGTGCCCCCAAACGCTAAAACCGCTGTGTATGGTCCTGTGGTAGATCCCATAAAACCTCTTGCAGTAGTTAAATTTGCAACTTCAGTCCAACTAGTACCATTATAAGATTCATTTAAATCAGAGAATGCATTTGGTGGAGATATTCTACCTCCGAAAGCAATACTAGCTGTAACTATTCCAGAAGATGACATTCCATATCTACTTTGATTTAAATCTCCACCTGTAGACCAAGCGCCAGTTGCTGAGACTCCTCTGTATTTTAAAGTATTTGAAGTTGAATTATACCAAACTTGACCTGTTTGTGGTAAAGCGGGGTCTGATGAAACATATTGTATCTTCTGTCCATGTATATTTGTATAAGTTGCCATTTATCATTCTTCCAATGTTATGTTAATTGGTCTAGGTTGATAATCAAGAGACCCCTCAGTTTTTTTTAGATCATCTTCAGGTATTGCATCCCACTCAGCTTGTGCTGCTTGAATTTCAGCATCAACAATAGCTTGTGCTTCAGCAAGAGTTTTATGAACTCCATTTACTGCAGTAACCCATTTGTTAGAATATTGACTATTAGCTGCAATTCTCCATACATTACCAGGAAAATTTCTAGGTGACATTTTTATTGAATTATTGATTGTGATAAAACCTTTACCCCAATTTTCTGCTACACAGTATTGATATGTTTTTGCCATAATTTTATCCTATGTGTCTAATGTTTCTACTCCACCAGCACCTATTAATTTAAATTCATTTGCGCTTGTGTCGTAATAAACTTGACCTTCTTTCGTACCTGTTGAACCTGATTGATTTTCAACTGCTACACCTTCTATTTCTCTATATTCAGCCATTATTTATTCTTTAACAACCAACCTTGAGTTCCATCTGTATAGACCAAAGTATTGGCTGCCCTTTCTACTGACACTGTTAGATCAGCAGTTGCACCGTTTATTTTTTGAGAATTTCTTCCAACTGTCATTGTGTTTGAATCAAATGTTCCTGCATAATCTACAAAAGAAACTTCGTCACCAATTGAAGGTGAGCTTGGAAGAGTCATTGTAATAGTGCCACCTGTTGTATTAATAAAATATCCTTCACCAGCTACTGCTGTGAAACCAGAAGTTTTTACTGCTTGCCATGAAGTACCACCAGATACATCTGTAAAAGATAATGTACCTGATCCGTCTGTTTTTAAAACTTGATCTGCAGAACCGTCTGCCGCAGGAAAAGTTAAAGCATCGATAGTAACTGTTCCAGAACCTTTTGGTTGTATTGATACACCAATATTAGTATCCCCACCAGTTGCAGTGAATGCTGGTTTGTTTCCTGTAGCTGCATTAGCGTATGTAAGTTCATTAACCGCTGAACCTGTTGCAGTTAATTTAAATAATTCATTACCATTTGTATCTAAAATAGATGTTCCTATTTTAGGTGATGTTAATGTTTTGTTTGTAAGTGTATCTGTTGATACAAGTGATACTAAAGTTGAACTAGCGCCAGCTGGTAAAGTTAAAGTATTTGTAACACCAGCCGAATGAGGTTGAGCTATTACAATTTGGCCGTGGCTGTTTAATTCACAATTAAATTGAATAGCACCAGAATTAGTATTACCTCTAACAGTTAAATGACCTGTTCCTTTTGCTGCTAAATCTAAATCAATGTTTGAGTCACCACCTGTTGCTGATATTTTAGGTGGATTACCAGTTGCAGCGTTTGTTATATCAAGCTGATTAACTGCTGAACCTGTTGTTTGAAATATTAATTGTTCATTACCATTTTCATCAATGATTCCATGAGCATCATCAAAGGCAATATTAAAATCGTTAGTGTCTAAGTTACCACCTAGTTGAGGTGATGTATCATCTACGACATCTCCACCTGTTTGAACTTCTACAATATCTGGATTAGTTCCATCGTTTGCAGTTGCAAAAACAATTGCAGTGCCTTTGTTTGTTGTAGCAAAAGTAAAAGTACCACCTGATCCTGTTGCATATTTAAATTGTACTGTGTAAGCACCGGATGTTGCATTTTTTAAAATATAAAAAGTTTCTACATCATTTGGAATTGTTACAATTCTATTTCCTGTAATTGAACCTGTAAACTCAATCATTCTTTGTTGAGCTGTTCCAGTTAATGCTCCATCATCAACGTCTAATGCAGTAGTACCTGCTCCTCCTGCAATTGATACTTGTGCAAAACCACCTGTTAGTTGTGATACTAGATTTAAATTAGCGTTTGTTTTTGTTCCCCATGTACCGGCATTTTCGCCGGTTGCCATTAATTCAACGCCTAAAGGTGTGTAAGTTGATGCCATAATTTTTTCTCCTAAGCCACGTGTGTTACGTCTGTATACGATGTATTTCCTGCAACGTCAACATCAGAATAACTTGCGCTATTTGTTTTATTGACAGCATTATAACTTGTATTGCCAGTAATATCAACATCTCCATACCCTAATGGAGCAACATTTCCTACACTAGATATTAGTTCCTGTCCGTCTAAACCTACAGTCATTGATGTAGGAGATATTGTACCAACAGCTGCGGTGCTAGAAACACCTGTTAATGAAACTCCTATTTCAAGTGTTAGAGAACCTAAAGAAGATGTTGCTTGTTGACCAGTTAAAATTTCAGAAATTTGTTGTTGTAAAGATCCTACCGAAGATGTGGCCGATACACCTGTTAAACCAATTTCTACAGCATCAAGAACAATACCTCCAACTGTAGAAGTCATACCAATACCTGTTAATCCAACAGTTTCTTGAGTAGTATCAAAGTCTCCTACATTAGAAGTAGCGGATACTCCTGTTGGTACAACCACACAATCTATAATAGGTGCTAAGCTGCCTACGCTCGATGTTGCACTTACTCCTGTTGGAAAAACAAAATTTTCTATTGCAGCTGTTAATGATCCAACACTTGATGTTGTACTTAATCCTGCGAGTTGAACTAGTTTATTAAACGAATCTCCGTAAGGTTCTTCACCCCAACCATTTCTACCCCAACCAACTAAAGTACCGGCGTTATCAAAGTCTCCAAGTTCTGTTTGAGCTTGTACACCTGTTGGTGTTACAATTGATTCCAAAACTAATGTAGGAGAACCAATACTTGATGTTGCACTGACACCCGTTAATGGTACTGGAATAAGTTGAATAGTTTCAAGAGCACCAACATTAGAAGTTGCTTGTTGTCCTGGAAGTTCTACGGCATAATTAACTCCCCAACCAGAGTTACCCCATTCTTGTCTACCCCAACCTTCTGTGTTAGCTGCTGCAACAGAACCAACGGCAGTTGTTAATCCAGATGGAGCTGTTAAAGATATAACAGAAGTTATATCAAGATTAAGAGACCCAACTGAAGATGTACTAGACTGTCCTGTTAATTCAACAGGCATACTTGGTGTGGATACGACACTTCCTAGACTTGAAGTTGCAGATTGTCCACTTAAAGTTATTTCTATAGGACCTTGATCACCCCATTCATTTTGACCCCAGACGGTTCCGGATTCGTTCCAGGTGTTAGACATAAGGAGTGCCTCCTTATGCTATAAGAAGAATTGCGTTTGATGCGTCTGCTGTTGGGAATTGAATTGTAAAAGTTCCACTTGATACAGTTTTGTCTCCACCAAATGCAATTGCACAAACTGCTCTATCAGCATTTGTATCGTTATATATTAAACAACCATTAGCTGTAAATGAAGCAGAAGTAAAACTAACATCTGCAAAATCACAACATGCAGTGTCAGTTGATAAAGCAGGAGTTACACTTGTAAGTGTAGCACCACCTGCAGAATAAGCTGAACCTGATGTGTTAGAAATTTCATTTGTAGCACTATATGCTGTAGTTGATTTATTTAAAGTAGCAGAGCTTGTGTATAAAGCTATTTTAAATGTGTTTCCAGATGATGCTGTAAAATTGTGTATAGCTTGTAAGACTTCTGCTTTAAAACTATTACATACTGCCGATGTTATTGCCATAATTTAATCTCCTTGTTACGGAGACGGGGACTTAACTTGTATTCTAACTGTTCCGTCAGTATAATCGTCTCGTCTTCGTCTTCCAAGTTGCATACCTGCAAACTGTTGTAGTGCATTTTTATACCTATTTTCATAGTATGTCAACATATCCATTGGACCTTTTAAATATCCAAAAGCTTCTACTAAACATGCATATAACAGTCCTTGAGGAAAGTATGTACTTAAGTAAGTATTGTTATTGAAACCAGTTGCAGATCCAAGGCCATTTGGCATTTTATTATAATAAATTCTAAACTTGTAATTAGCGTCAGGTGTAGGAGCTATATACATGCCTCCTGATGAAGTGTCTGTTGTATTGTCTGCACCACCAAACATAGCATAATATTTAGGAAATCCTGTAACATCTTGCGCTGTTAAATCACCTTCAGGTCCTGTTAACCTGTCTGTGTACTCTGATAAATATGTCTGATCTTTTTTCTCTAACCAAGTTCCGTTACCGGTAGTTGCTGAAGTAGAATTAAATACTTCTACACCTCTAATAAATAAAGCTCCAGCAGGAGAATTAATTGTGTTGTCATCAGCTGCAAATGTACCTTCTTGAACAAATCTTTGAGAGTCCATAGGAAGCTCTTGATATATTCTAAATTCAGCAGCCATAATAATTCCATCAACAACAGTTGTAG